GCTCCTCCTAATTGATTGAAGAGGTTTTTCAATTTCCCCATGCCAAGACCGAGGTCGTTGAAAGCGTTTTGCAAGTCTTTGGCTTGCTTCTTTGCCTGAGAGGTAGCCTTGTCCCACTCGACGGTGACGAGACCTAGTTTGACCGAGAGTGATCCAATGACTGCCATGATTAACCTTTCTTAGCGTATTTTCCCCAGTTTACTTCTGCCCATATTGCGTGTCCAAGCCTATCAATAACATTCTGTAGGTTTGATTCCAATGATGTGCGAATAAACGGGTGAGCCGCCGTGTGAGCGTTGCCAAATTCTTGCCCCAATGCGACGGGGCGGTTGTATGAAATTGTTTGAAACTTTCCTCTTTTATTGAGGACGGTTCTTTCGGTAGAGTCATCCCGCTTAGGGCTAACCGATACCCGAGCAAGAAACATCTCGCCCTTAAATGATGAAGACGACTTGTCTCTGCCTTGGGGCTTGTGAGCCTTCATGTAAATGTGATCCCGCAATTGCCCTGAGTCGATTGGTGCTCTTTGCTTTGCTGATTGCAAGACAGGCTCCATAGCATAGCCAAGAGCCGTGCGCCATATCTTTGCGGTTTTGCCCTGACCGATCTCTTCAGCGATTTCGTCCATCGCCTTAAAAAGTTCGTTAAAGCCTTCGACTTTAAATTCGCCACTCATTGCTTGAACCTTTCTTTGCTGAAGCCTTTGGCTTGAGACACGAAAGTCAGCAAGGCATTATTCACTTGCTCTTCATGGCTGGGTTCAAAATCAGGGTTGATTGAGTATTCATTGATCCACGGGAAAATCGCAGTCTGCTTATACGCAGGAGCGTTCTCAGGTCTCATGTAATTAAAGATCGCAGTCGTAAGAGGGGCTAGACCATCAAAGATCGCTTTGTTTCCTAGCATTCCGTCTGCATACATGACCTGAATCTCCGTGAATACTTCCTCGCTTATTTCATCTACCGATCTTTCCGTATGTCCATTGAAAATCAATGCGGCGGTGACTTGCCTACGGAGAGATCGCCTTAGTTTTTTTTTGCACTCTTATAGTCGGGCGAAATCGTCCCCTGAATTGCCAGAACGATCTCTTTGATTGCAAAATCGGGGAACTCTTCACTGATCTGTTCATACGATTCATTGATCGGCTCTCCCGTCTCAGAGATCAGCAAATGAAAATACTCTTCGACCCGAGTCTCTTCGATGGCTTGATACTGCGCCACTTGGCGAAGCGATGTGCCATCAACGATGATGTCGTCGTCAGTAATAGAGATCGTCTGCTTGCTTTCATTCAAGGCTTTGACAAATTCCTCGCCCCCCTCTTCAAGAGTCTTTCGCATCGGTCCCGAGAGCCTCTCAAACACCTGATCAATCTTTTCTTTTGAGGGGGTCAGAACTTTGGCGTTGATCTCTTCCATCTCCCTCTTGAGAGGGACTTTCATCTTGAGATCAAATTTCACCTCTCCTAGATCGATGGTCAGTTTCTTGACCTGAATCTCATCTCGGACTTGTTGAAATTGCTTGCCTAATTTTTTTGATAGTGTCATTGCGGCTCTCCTTTTAATAGTTTTGAATAGATGGCGTTATTCAGACGAATCACATACTCGACGATCTCCTCAGGAGTCATCTTGTCGGCATGATGCTTTGCGATTTCATGGCAAAGAGAGATGCCAGTAATCCGTTGCTGAGTAAAACCAAACCAATTCTTTTGACCACTGCTAGACAGAGTCACTATGTAAGAGAGCAGTTCTTGCGTATTGTGTATTGTCGTCATCTTGTAAGTAAGCCCCCTTGAGGGGGCTTTTCCTTTAACTGTTAGACCAGCCGTAGGAGTTGCCGCCTACTGGATGCAAGGTAAAGATGTATTTACCTTCAGCAGAGACAGACATATCCCATTGCAAGCCACCCACACGGGCGTTGAACGCATAGGCAACGGTATCAGTACCGTCGTAGACTGCGATCACATAAGTGCGGATCGTTGTGCCGTTGTAGCCATCATCACGAATTAGATTCATGGCGGTGTCGGCAGGATTCCAAGCAGAAGTGATGCTTAGAGAGGTCACTTGGTTCTGAGTGGTGATCTTTGCGCCCGTTCTAGCACCAGCCACACCATAGGTGGCAGACGCATCGTCAGCACCAAAAGCAGGGATAGTTTCGACGGGAACATTGATGCCGAGAGTTCCTGTGCCGCCAGCAACCGTGCCAATGATCGGTTCGATCTCAGCCCAGTCCTCTAAGTCAGCATCGGAGAGTGCAGTAGGAGAAGCCCCCGATTGCATCCACAGCGTTGCGGTATATCCCGGTAAGACTTTATTGATAAGTGCCATTTTTAATTTCCTTCCAAAGTTGATTGATCAATCGTGTCTTATGTCGGAATGTCCAAAGTCGTGTCGAGAATAATTTGGTGCAAACCAAGATCATTGTCGTAGGAATGGTAGAGCCAGTCGACATCTGCCTTGGCAATATAAAAACCGCCGTCAGCAGGATCGCCAAACATTCCAGCATATCCATGCAATGATTGTAATATCGTGTTGGCTAAATTGAAAGCATCGGTCATATTCTTAGCGAATACCGTCGTTTGAAAGACGGGGCGATCGATGCCCTTGTTGCTCTGTATCTGCCCCGTATAGACGGGTTGATGCACATTGCGAAGTTGCCATGTGAGGAACTTTGGCTCGCTCGCATAATTGCGATTGAACAAAGAGTAGACGGGGACAGGCGAAACGATGTCATACATCGTGTATTGAATCGCCTTGGCGTAATTGACTGGATTGTTCTGGCTACTCATACTGGAACCTCAGGGTCAGCACGATAGCAAATAAATGTCGCTTTTTGACGATCATTATGCTCTCGGCAGTCGGTAATTCGCCATTCACGATCTCGCCATGTAATACTGTATTTGTCCTGATCATCAACCAAGAGTTTGATGTTCGGGGTGTAATTTAACGTAATCATTACGAGATCAGAATAGACCCGATACCTCTCTGAAATTCTGAGCGAGTTCGCTACATCATGAACCAACCCCCGAGTCGCAAACCAAGTCGTCACAGTCGTCGTGTATTCACCAAGAGTATCAACCCCATTGGCAACATGATTGACGGTGATATTCTCGTAGCGAACAATTGCCATCACATCACCAAAGGCTTGTAAGGACGAAGCAAGGTCGATACGCCAAACGGAATCTCTCTGAGATTTGCTTCGGTCGTGTTCGAGCGATTGTTGTAGATATGGGTCAACATCATTAAGCCAGCCTGCTTGATCACAGGATAGGCGGCAAGAGCATTTGCGTTCTGCGTGTATTCGACATAGATCGGATTCGCTACTTGCTGATTAAGGGTGTTTGGGATCGAGTTCAAAATCACTCGATTGCCAGTCGGATCGTATGAGTAAGACGAAGGATCAGCCAATTCAGGGGCTGTGTTTGAAGTCGTGTAGACATACAGAGCCGTAATCGTTACGCCTGAAGAGCCTTGAGAGACTTCAGGGAGATCAAGAAAGACTTGAGTGTTATACAGTCCAGCGTTGCCGTAATAGACCCGATAGGAAGTAGCAAAGATTGCCATCCCAAGGTAATCCTCAATCGCCATACGAGTGGCTAATTCAATTGAGGTGATGTATGCGTCTTGGCTCTCATCATCAAATAAATTGAGTTGCTGAGTGCATTCCTCAAGAGTCAGCCAGCCCGTTGCCACATCTCGGTCTATCTGCTCAACCTTTGCGTAGTTGTAGGGATTCCGATTTGTGGCGTAGAACGGAGCGAGAGTTAGATTTTCGACTGACATTCCTGCCCCCTATTAAGCGGCGCTTGCTCGAACACCCGCAAAAGGATCACGCACGGTGCTTGCCAGTCGCTTTTCAGCATACATGACTGCGAATCCCGGAGTGGTCTGTTCATACATTTGAATGCTGATCTCTTCGACATCGGCGATCGTCAAGAAGCGATCCCAATTTGCCAAATAGATGGGGAAATCAGAACTCAAATAAGAGTTAGGAATGACAGGCCATCCAAAGATTGAGCCTACTGCGCCGCTTTCTCCCGGCTCTCCCAATTCCAAGAATAGAGGCAAGCCTTGAGAATCTTTCAATTGACGAAGCGTCTGTATCATGTGCGGAGTCATGTGCCATGCAGTCGTTGGTAAAGACCAATACTGAGGATCAAGAGAATCAGCAATGTTTACGATCTTGTTGTAAGTGACCGTTGCCCCTGCGAGAGATGTCGTGTGCAGGGTATGAATGCCATTGGTGATTGCCGTGCCGCTTGAGCCATAAGCAGGAGCCGCACCCGAGACGTATTCATCGAGACCTCGGAGACCATAAGTCCCGCCTGTCGTTGTCGTAGTCGATCCCGCCTGATCATCGTTGGTTGCCATCGATGCGCCTTCTTGCTGGCTGAATTCCAAAGCAAGGTCAAGCATCAAAGTATCAGCAAGTCCATTGATGTCATCAAGAGCCGCAATACGAACTGGCAATTGTGCGTTGATGATTCGGGTTGGCATTACCCAATATGCCGTAGCAGTATCGGGCGAGCCTGTGTTTGGGGTTGCATTCGGGTTCCAAGGATTTGCCCCTGTTGCGTTACCAGTCTTGGCAACGAATTGAACCGCAGAAGAATTCGGGGTTTTGATATTGCGTGAACCCATACGGAATGGATTTGCATATCGCAGTGCCGCAAAGGCATCGTCAAAATAAGTGCGACCACCAGCATTGAGACCCGAGCCAGTCAAGGTCGATGCCTCTCGCAGATCAATCGTCACTTTGCGATTTTCAGCAATAGACAGTTTGATGCCATCAAGAATTTTTTGGTTTGCACTCATCTTTTTTCCTTTGAGAAATCAAAAGAGGGGGGAACAAGTCCCCCCGCCTTATTAAGCACCAGTTGCTGTGGAGCGGTAACGAATGATGCTGAATGGATCAACCACAGAGCATGACAAACGCTTCTCGCCATAGAAAGTTATAAATCCGGGAGCCGTTTGGTCGTAACGACGCAGAACCATGTTCAAGCGATCTACGATTGTGTGTCCACGAGACCAGTCACCGAAATACATCGGGAATTGGCTATTCGTGCCAGCAGAGCCGCCAGCCGCAACAGGGCTTTCAATGTAGTTGTTCACTACAACATCAAAGCCTAACAACTTACCGACGATGCCCTCGTAAACCAATGGGGACATACGCTCAAAGATTGGAGTGCCGTTGTCGTCTTTCAATCCACGGATGCCAGCAAGCATCAATGGGCTGATCACGAACTTAGCAGACGGTGTCCAATATTGTTGTGGCAAGAGGTGAATGAAATTGATGATGTCATCAAAGGTCACATTGTTTGCCGAAGCGTATCCGTTGGTAGTGATCTGATCGTAAGTGGCAAGGCTATGCAAGCCATCAGATACTGCCGTACCGCTAGTGCCGAATGCCGCAGTCGAAATCGTGCCGCCAGCGTAAGAGGCGTTTGATCCGGGATAGGAATTCAGACCACGCAAGCCATTCGTGCCACCAGTAGAAGTGGTAGTAGAACCAGCCTGATCATTGTTGATGATCATTGATTGACCCTCGGAAGCCGAGAATTCGCTCAACATGTCATCTACAACGTTGCTTTCCAAGCCATCGATGTCGTCTAGGGCGGCGGTGCGGATTGGGAACTGAACGTTCAAGTCAGCCATATTCAATTGCCAAATGTTGGTCGCTTGAGTAGTGGCAGCACCGTTGTTCTGAATGGTATATCCCCATGCAGGTCCTGCGTTGCCTGTCTTAGCACGGAACTGATAGGTTGAACCATCAGTAGACACATTGCGAGATACGCCACGCATCGGGTTCATCAAACGCAAAGCATGGAACACAGGGTCATAAGCCGTGCGACCACCGATGCCAGCACCTGATGCAGTCAGAGTAGATGCTTCACGCAAATACGCATCGTGTTGCTCAACAGATTCCCACAACTTGATTTCCTTCTCAAGACGAGAGCCGTTCTTATAGAAGTCCTTGAGTTGCTCTTTGACCATACGATTCACATCGCCACGAACTGTTTTAGCAGGGGCTTTGATAATCTCAGGCATTTGAATTGCTGACATTTTTGCTTCAAGGGCATTAAACTTCTCTTCCATCTCTACCTTGGCGGCTTCGACTTGAGTTGCTACTGCGCTCTTGACTTCTTCGATTTTCTGCAAATTCGATTGCTCGATTGCATCAACCTTTTCGATAATTTTTTCTACAGACATGATGAGTCCTTTCATTTAAGACGTTTAGATAAAGCCTTCGACAACTCACGCATTTCAAGTGCTTTGAGTAATTCGTTGGCTTGGGTCACATCCGCATCAGAATCCCTCTTAGCGTCCGTTTTTTCAATCGGCTCTGAAGTTGCATCCCGCTTCTCCAATGCTTTCTTGAGAATGGATACGGAAGTGACCGCATCCTTTTTGTTCAGACCAGCGTCCCGCAGAGCCTGTTCCAAAACCTTTAAATCGGCAGAGCCATCAGGTCGGAAAAATTCCAACTTCTGTATCTCTGCGTTTGGGTTGTTTGGGTACATCACGACTGATACTTCACGCAAGCCACCTTTGGTGATTTGAAAGTATGCTTCGTCGCCATCATCATCGGTCGGCTCTCCATTAGCATCGACCATTTGTGCTTCGTCTGCGTATGCGCCAACAGAAACACCGCCAAACATTTTTGGCGATTCTTTAAGAATTTGGTAAAGGTCTGAACCACCAGTCGTGTTTAAATAAAGACGACCAGTGGCAGTCATGCCTTCATCATCGAATTCAAAAGAATTCCACTCGCCCATTGGCATGCTGAAATCATTGTGATTGAGAAACATTGGCAAAGGCTTGCCAGCCTCATGAAATTGAGTTGCCCAGTCGGCGAAACCTTCAGGTTGGTAATTAAATTTTCGACCGTCAGCACCCTCACGAGCGCCCCATGTCGTTACTCTTGCTTCAAGTTTCCCGCTTGGGCTTAACGCTTCGTTTACGCCCTGTGCTAGTTTTACTTGAGCCTCGCAAATTAGCGTCAGTTTTTTCATTGATCACCCCGTTGTGAATAGATTGATTATCGTCTTTTATCTTATGGGGCTGTTCTATTACAGGAAGTTTAACATCAGACTTCTTGATTTGTGAAGTCATTGATGCTAGTAATTTTTTCATGAGGTTCATTACGTCGCTCCTATATTTGCCCTGCGAGTCTGATTTCCCCCGCCGCCGCCTGTATCTTGGGGGGATCTCCCCGCAATGGGGTCAGTCGATTTTCCATCAGAACTCAATTCGTCGCCACCATCAATTTCGGGCATATTCAAATACTCCCGTGCCTCATTGGGGGTCATGATTCCCGCCTTTACGCCAGCCGTCACAAAGTTCATTTGATCAAGGGGTGCGCCTTTGAGGAAGTCCTTGGTATCAAAGCGAACGCAGAGATTCGGATAGCCTTTGAGGAGATGTTGCTTTAGTTTTTGCTCAAGAGCGATGACTGTCGGATACATGACAGTCTTATAGAACTCGTCTAGCATCGTCTGAGTATTATTGTATTTTTGGTCGGCAATCCCAAGCATGGCAGGGGGCACGCCAAATATTCCGCAGATTCTTTTCATGGTCTGAATCTTGAGATTCGCCACATCAGCGTCTTGCAAGGTCAGCATCTCGACGGGGGTGTATTTCATGCCCTGATCGAGCAACATACCCTGTCCCGCTTTGCTTGGATCAATGCCTCGACTGCCTGTCATGGCATTCCAAGTCTCTTTCAATCGAGAGGCAATCTCTTTGTATTTCAGGTCGGGAATGACTTGATCGGTCGAGAAAATGCCTGAGGGCTTTGCCCCGTTCTGCATGACGAAGTTTGCGTAGACATCAATATCTTGATCAAGAGCAACCAATTCAGTCGCTAGGATGCCTTTGTTGAAGCCGCTAGAGCCTTGCCATGCCGCTTCTTTGACGTGCATGACTTGATGTGCTTCAAGGGGCTGATCCTTAGTGAATCCATATGAGGGGGTGCTGAGGCGATACGATGGGTATCGAGCAGGGGTCAAGGCAACCGTGATCAGGGTCGCATCGAGGTTATACATCTCAATCGGCGTCTGATTTGGGTCTTTTTGATCCTTGCGCCACCACAGAGTAAATGATTCTCCCGCTAAATCTTGCCACATCATCCATTGGTAAAAGAACTCGTAGGTTGATTGGAAGTTGTTGGGTGTCTGCAACAGATTGAGGACTTGCTTGGCTTTTGCTTTATCTCTTGGTCCTACTGATTCATCGCTCAAAGCATCCACGAAAGTGCCATCGTCTGACTTGCTCATGATCGAGATGCCGCATTGAGCCAATGCTCTTGCTTTGACCCCAACGCATCCCATGATGGTCGAATTGCGGGTTAATCCCGATATATCCATCACCCGCCCTGCGACGGTTTGGCTTGAGGTCGTTACATAGAGAAGTTGTTGCCCTGCGGGTTGAGTCTTATTCGTCCCGTAGATGACTTGGTTGCCAAGTTGGAGTTGACCGAGAACAGTATTCGATTCGCTTTGAATCGATTTTTTTCTGCTGAAAATGTCTAAAATTCCCATGGATTCGCTCCTTGTTTCCAACATACTACACTAGAAACTCCTGAATCCGAAACTATTATTTACAAAAGGATTATCAAGAGAGCAATGAGCGGCGATGATCATTGCGATAATTCCGTCGACTTTTGCTGATTTGTCGGCTTCATTCTTTCGGACTTTGATATTCCCGTTTACATCCTCGAAAACCTCGCAGTTGCCTAATTGCCACCCCACAAACGGATTTCCGTCATGTTTAATGGCCTTCTTGAGAATCAATTGCTCTGCCGTTTTCGACGGGTTGGATAGTACTGCCATACCTTGTCCAACCTTTTTGACTGGCAAGCCATAGGAAAACAAGTTGGCAACAAGAGCAGCAGCGTTGTAAGGGTCATAGCCAATTTCTTTGACTTCATATATCTCAGCTTCTTGGCGAATGTAGGACTCGATTTCGTTCAAGTCGGTGAC